GCTGTAAACGGAACCATTACAGCGGCAGTTTTAGTTGGTACACTTCCAGCATTGAACGGAAGTAACCTTACTAATTTAACAATACCTGCACAGACGTTTGCTTCACTTACAAGTAAGCCAACTACACTAGCTGGCTATGGAATTACAGATGCGGCAACATCAGCACAAGGTACTTTGGCGGCAAGTGCATTACAAGCTGAGACTATTACTTTAACAACACTAAAAACAGAGGTAGCGGCAAGTGCCGACTTTGCAGACTTCAAAACTAGAATAGCGGCATTATAAGGAAAAGAATATGGCAAACAGAATACCACTCATAGTTGACAGAGACGATAGCAACAAACTTAAAGAATTAAAAGTCGGTGATAACTTAGACCTAACAGGTTCAGGTATTATTGGGGCAGGTAATATTGCCGCAACAGGACTTACTATCGCCGGTGTTAGTTATAATCCTTTTAGTGGTAGTTGGAACGACTTAGCAGATAAACCAACTGTAGCCGCAACAACATCAGACTTACCAGAAGGTACTAATCAATACTTTACAAACGAAAGAGTAGATGATAGAGTTGCCGCAATGATGGTTGAAGGTTCAGGAATCGATATTGTATATAACGATCTAGCAGGAACTCTTACAATTACAGCAACAGGCGGAGGCGGCGGTGGATCAAGTACGCTAGATGGATTATCAGATGTTGATCTAACTACTAGTAGCCCTGCTAATAATCAAGTATTAAAATATTCAGGAAGCGGTAGTAATTGGGTTTCTGCTAATGTTAACTATAGCGAATTAGTTGGATCACCAACTCTAGCTACAGTAGCAACTACAGGTAGTTATTCAAATCTAATAGGTAAACCTAGTATTCCAGTTGACATTAGTGACTTATCAGACGTTGACACAGAATCAGTTATTCCTACTACAGGACAAATTCTTAAGTGGGACGGAACTAAATGGGCACCGGGAGATGATATTACATCAGGTGGTGCTGGTCTAAACGCAACAACACTAAACGGTTTTGATAGTGCGTACTATTTAAATTACACAAACTTTACTAATAAGCCAGCATTATTTGACGGTGAATTTAGTTCGTTAACAGGAACACCTACTACAATATCAGGATATGGTATTACTGATGCTGTTTCAACAGGTGCAAGTTACACACAAAACGGTGCTATTACTGTTAATGATAACGATGGTATTACAGTAGGTACAGCTGGAAATTTAAAAATATATGCTAACAATGGTGGTAGAATTGAATCACTTGTTACTGCTGAAAATTTAGATATTAGAGTGAAACCAATTACTGGTGTAGAGTCAGCTATACATATTGCAACAGGAAATAAACGTATAGGTATTTTTACTACTACTCCTACAACAACACTAGATGTAGGAACAGGTAGCATAACAGCGGCAAGCTACTACGGTAGTGGAACAAACTTATCAGGTATTACACTTAATCAAATAACAACATCAGGTTCGGAAACTACTAATTCAATTAGTGTAGGTAATCTTAATCCGGCGGCTAGTTTAACATACAGTATTGGTTCTGCTAGTAACCAATGGAGCAACGTATATTCTAACGTAGTTACAGCAACTACGCTTTATGGTAATGGTGCAAATATTACAGCAATACCAACTAGTGCATTAACAGGTAACATTGATTATACAAGTAGCACAATTAGTAATAAGCCTACTATTCCAACAGCAGTAAGTGAGCTAACAAATGATTCAGCATTCCTTACAACTATATCAGGACAAACATTACAAACGTTAAGTAATGTTGCAATTACATCTCCATCCAACGGTCAGTCTTTAAAATACGACGGAACTAATTGGATCAACGGAACTGCTGGTGATACAATCGGTAACTTTACGATGTCCGCGAGTGTTATAGATACAGATGATTCATCGGGAATTACAATAACACCAGCAGTAACTACAAGTAGTGATTTAACTGTTGAAAATAATTTAGTAGTAAGAAATATAGTCACAGCTGATAGCTTTGAAAGTTCAAGCACAGGTATTCCAGAAATTAGAAGTAGTTCAAGAATTGAACTTATTGCAGAAGATGCTGTTGTAATTAATAAGAGCCCATTAAGATTAGCTACGTTTACAACTACAGCAAGAAATGCTCTTACTGCAACAAACGGCGACACAATCTATAACGAAACAACTAACAAGTTCCAAGGCTATGCCGGCGGTGCTTGGGTTGATCTACACTAAGGATATTTAAACGTGAGTGAAAAAGAATATATTGTATCGTTAAAACGCGGTGTTGATGCTGATGCATTTAATCAAGAAATGGTTGCGAATACTGGTGCTGGTGCTATTCCTAATAGAACAGTAGACATTGCAGATGCAAGAGAATTAAGTATACGTCTTACACACTATGCATTAACAGATGCAGAAGCAGAAGCACTTGAAGATGATAGTAGAGTTGTAGCTGTTGAAATACCTCCACAAGATAGGGACGATGTTCAAATAGGAAGAGATAGTATACAAGAAGGAACATTTAACAAGTCAACTAGTGATAGTGGTAATTATCGAGACTGGGGTAAAATTAGACACAGCTATGCAGGCAACGTATATGGTACACAAAATAATACAGGACTAAATCTTCCTTATGCACTAGACGGAACAGGTGTTGATGTTGTAATACAAGATAGTGGACTACAATTTGATCACCCAGAATTTCAAGATGAGTATGGTATATCAAGAGTACAAAATCTTGATTGGGGACAGTATAGTGGTAGTGTTAATCAAAGTGCTAATCATAATAGAGACTATGATGGACACGGAACTCATTGTGCAGGAACCGCAGTTGGTTTAAACTTTGGTTGGGGAAAGAACGCAAGAATATATTCACAAAAACTTAGTGGTTTAGAAGGATCAGGTGATAGTGGTACAGGAATTAGTATTACATATGCTTTTGATGTTATTACTGCATGGCATACTGCTAAACCAATTGATCCTAAAACTGGTGTTAAGCGTCCTACTATTGTTAATATGAGTTGGGGGTATAGTTCAGGTTATACTCCAGGTAACGTCAGTAGTATTTCTTATAGAGGAGCTACATATAGTTTAGGAAATGATGGATCGTTTGCAGATGCTAACAATAGATTATCACAGTACGGATTTTATCAATACTTAACGAGCGGTGGATATAGATTCCCTGTACGTATAGGAAGTGTAGACACAAATATACAAGAAATGATTGATGCTGGAATACATGTTTGTATTGCCGCAGGTAATAATAGATTTAAGGTTGATAAGTCTGATGGACTTGATTATAACAATATTGTATTTCATTCAAGTAACGGATTCTATCATAGAGGAAGTAGTCCTTATGATGATGAAGCATTAATAGTCGGATCATTAGGATATACCGTTTTATCTAATTCCGTAGAATATAAGTCAACTTATTCTACTACTGGTCCAGGCGTAGATGTTTATGCCGCAGGAGAAAATATTATTAGTTCATGTAGCACTACAAATAGATTTGGTGCACCAAGTTACTATGGAAATAGCAGTTATAAACAAACTAATATAAGTGGAACAAGCATGGCAAGTCCGCAAGTATGTGGATTAGGTGCATTACACTTACAAGCAAATCCACATTGGACCCCTGCACAACTTAAAGATAGAATAGTTAAAGACAGCGAATCAAGATTACAAGACAACGGACTGACAGACTATAGCACACATACAAATATTATGGGTGGTAATAATAATATTGTACTAAACCGTTATGCAAATGCTACACCATTTAGTAGCAATACAACAGGATTAAAGAAACGCTAAATAATACAGCAGGAGATATAAATGGCAATTCAAACAGTAAATATTGGTACTATTGCAAACGACGGTACAGGTGATGATCTAAGAGAAGCATTTGTAAAAGTAAATAATAACTTTTCCGAGCTTGATTTACGTGCCCCGGAGGCAACTTCTGCAAGTAACTTAGGTTCCGGCGGGCAAAGTGTTTTTGCACAAAAAGTCGGAACTGACTTACAATTTAAAAAAATTATAGCAGGTACTGGTGCTACTATTACTTCAGATACAAATGCTATTACAATTAATTCTACTGCAACAGGACTAAATCAGATACAAGTATTTGCAGATAATACTAACGTACTTGTTAATAGTAGTAATCCTGCATTAACACTCGCTGGCGGCGGAACAACTACTACTAGTTTAACTGGAAGTACGTTAACTATTACCTCAACAACAGCATTAAGCCAAGATACAAATCCTACATTATCTGCGAACCTAAATGGTGCAGGATTTAATATTACAGGAACAGGTAATATTGAGAGTAACGTATACAACTTGGATCTTCGCAAATTCGATGGTGTTCAATCACTCAATACAGAATTTGATATGGGTCCAATGACTACAACTGTTACAGATTTAATACAGTACTTAAAATGGGACGTTAACGTTGATATGGGTACTGGAATGACTTCAAGTACAACAGAACCTGATTTACACTTCGGCTCTTTCTAAATCTTAGATAAATATGTGTAAGGAGTCGTGATGTCAGAACTTTGGACTGTAGGAAACAACCACACACTAGGAACTTATCAAGAAAGTTTAACACAAACTATTGCATTGCCTATTACAGGTGCAGATAGTGTTACGCTTATAAGTGGCGAAATACCAGGTGGATTAAGACTAGAAGGTTTTAATCTAGTAGGTACTCCATTTGAAGTTAAGATACTTAAAACATTTTCGTTTGTTCTTAGAGCTAAAAAAGATAATTACATTGATGACCGAACAATAAAAATTATTATTGATGGAGCAGATGCTCCAAGTTGGGTTACTAATCAAGGCGGGTTGCCTTTAGGACCGAATAGTAAATTTTATATACTAGACAGTAGTTTAGTAGATTTTCAATTACAAGTTATAGACCCTGACTTACCAGCAGGAGATACAATTACATATTTTATGAAAGACGATGCTGGAGAGCTACCTCCAGGTATAACACTTTCATCAACAGGAAGACTATCAGGAATAGTTGAACCTATACTAGCATTAGAAAAACGTGCAAGTACTGGATATTTTGATGCAAATACATACGGAGCATATCCTTTTGATTTTGGATTAAAAAGTTTTAACGGTTATGAAAGTTTTTACTACGACACTACATTTTACGACTATGCTGTTGCAACTACATCACCTAAAAAACTTAATCGATACTACGAATTTACTGTTAGTGCAAGTGATGGTATTACTATTACAGATCGACAGTTCCAAATATATCTAGTAGGAGATGATTACCTAAGAGCAGACAACACAATAATGCAACTTGCTACTGGATTATTTACAGCAGATAATACATATGTAAGAACTCCTATTTGGTTGACACCAGGTGACTTAGGTTATCGAAGAGCTAACAACTTTGTTGTCATCTACTTAGATGTTTATGATCCTACAAGCAGTCAAGGTATAATTACATATTCTTTACAAGCTACAAATGCTGATGGAAGCACAAGTATATTACCTCCTGGATTGTCATTAGATCTTACAAACGGAGAAATTGCAGGATTTACACCTTACCAGCCAGCTGTTACAAAAGAATATAAATTTACTGTTCGAGCTAATAGACAAAGTGGTACACAAGCGGCAGTAACTAAAGATAAAGAATTTACAATTAAATTATTAGGTGAGGTTGAAAGTGTAATTACTTGGAATACTATATCTTCTTTAGGAAATCTAAGAGCTAACTTAGTTTCTACATTATTTGTGAATGCATCTAGTACGGTTACTGATGCTGTATTAATTTATAGTTTAGAAAGCGGTAGTTTACCTCCAGGACTTACACTTACAGTTGATGGGCAACTTTCAGGAAAAATTAGACAGTTTGGTTCATCAACACAATTAGGGCTAACAACTATCGATAAGGCAACTACCGCTATGACATTTGACGGTGGTACTACAACTATTGACAGGAGTTACACATTCAAAATTAAAGCACAGGATCAATTTGGTTTTAGTGCTATCGAAAGAACATTTATATTAACAACTACTGATCCTGATGATACATTGTACAGTAATATTAGTATGTCTCCTTTATTAAAGCAGGTACAGCGAACGTTATTTAGAAACTTTATTTCAAATCCAGCTGTATTTTTACCAGAAGCAATTTATAGACCAAACGATACTATATTTGGACTACAGTCAGAGGTTAAAATATTAGCATATGCAGGTATTGAAACAAAAGATATTAACGAATATATTGCGGCTATATCACGTAATCATAAAAGAAAAAAATTAAGAGTAGGTGGAGTTAAAAAAGCTATTGCTGTTAATCCAGGAACAACAGATACAGTATACGAAATAGTTTATGTAGATCTTTTTGATCCATATGAACCTACAAATGGAAAGACTAAAAAATCTGTTAACATTACTACAAAGAAAAAACTTACGACTGATCAAGTCCAATTTGAAACACAAGATGATAATACAGGAGTTGGCACAGGTAACTCTGTTTTTGATATACAACTTAGAGGTGGTAATAGTACATCGCCAGCATCAAGTGGTGATATTACTATATTCACTAGATTAGGGCCTGTTATATTTTCAGGAGGATCTAGTATAACTGTAGAACTACAAGACGGTACTGATGTTATTGTTGCTAACATTGATAATAGTATTAATGCAGATCCTTTAAGATTGCGTCCATTAGGAGACACACTTAAGATTGATAGTAATGCTATCAAAATAAGTCAAACACTAGATAATACTAGATATATTAGTAATATAACAAATATGCGAGATCAAATTGCTACAGTAGGCGAAAACTTACAAGACTTTCTACCTTTATGGATGAGGACTTCACAAACTATAGGACAACCACAATTAGGATATACACTAGCAATACCATTATGCTATTGTAAACCAGGAACAGCTGATCAAATTATATTAAATATTACTAACAATGGCTTTGATTTTTCTACTTTAGACTTAGAAATTGATAGATATGTAATTGACAGTACAAACGGTAATAGTGAAGACCAATATTTGGCATTCAATAACTACCAATTCAATGTATAACACTGATAAATAACAGTACACGAGAGGATAAAAAATGGCAAGTAATATTAATAGTGGCGGCGAAGTTAACTCAGATTACCCAGTTGCTGGGCAAGATAATGACTCACAAGGGTTTAGAGATAACTTTAGTAAAGTAAAGGCAAACTTTACAGCATCAAAAACTGAGATTGAAACTTTACAATCTGAGACAGCAAAGCTAAATGTAGCTAATAACTTCCTTGGAAATAACATTTCAGGTGCTAACTTTATTAACAATAGTGAAGCATACTATCCAGGTGGTACAATTAGTACTAGCCAAAACATTAACTTCTCAAACGGCGGGCATCAAGAATTTACTGCTGGTGCTGATATTACATTAACTTTAACAGCATGGCCGGCAACTACTAAAACAGGCACTCTAAGAATTTACGTAAAAGCAGATAGTACACAAAGAACAATTACTTTTGCTTCTAATGCGGGTGCTGGTATTATCAAAAGAAACGCAAATTGGCCAACAGCAAATAATACAGCCGTAATTGATTATAAAGCACTAGTTGGCGATCAAGAAAAAGTATTTGTTTTTGAATTTACTAGTTATGATGCAGGTGCAAATGTATATGCAGATTACATAGGACTGTTCCAGTAAGATGATTCATCCTTTGTCTGATGATCCTAGCGTATTAACTATTCCTGAACTACATAATAAAATACAAGACCTTTCTGCAAAATATTTTAAAACTAATAATCCTCAAGTACAGGATCAAATTGCTACTTTTTTAGAAATCTATAAACAAGAAGTAACAATTAAAGAAGCTAAACAGCAACAAGAATTACAGAAAAACGGTAATTTAGAACTTGACAAACTAATAAAAGTCAGTTAAAATATACTTATGCTTATGAAAACAGACTCTCTAGGAATACCACGATTTACTAATCGAGACTTAATTGATATGATTTATACAGGTCATATTGATAAGTGTCATGTAGTTCTATGTGATCCTAGCGACGATGTTAATAAGTTTAATAGTACTTGTAAAGAACAAGGACTTGAAGAACTACAACAATATATTCCATTAGATGTAGATCAAAAAACTTTTGACGGTGTGTGTCAAAGTGAATGGTTTATGCCTGAAGAATACAAAAAGATAAATCCATATGAATATGTTTTAAGTAAAGCAAAAATACCTTGCGAACAACATGTACAAGATCGCATATGGGAAGAACTTGATGCATACAAAGAACGTGATATGCATAACTTATTATGCTATATGATTTATCTAGTAGACTTTATGCGTGAAAATAACATTGTATGGGGTGTAGGTAGAGGTTCGAGTGTAGCATCATATGTACTATATTTAATAGGTGTACACAAGATAGATTCAATCCAGTTTGGGCTGGATTGGAGAGAGTTCTTGAGATAAGTACACATATAACAAGGAGACTAAAATGGCTGTAAAACAAACAGGACGAAAAGTATATAAATCAATGACTGGTAAACAGATTGACATGGATCTTTTACGTCAACGTAATGAGCTAACTCCTGCCGTAGGAAATGCTCGTGTAAATGCACGTGGTGATGAACTAGGCCCAGGTGGTAAAATTATCAAAAAAAGAGAAGACGTACTTCGTGATTTTCAAGACGATCATGTTGAAACTGTTCCTTTTGATGAGCCAGCACCAGTGGTTGAATCAGAACCAGAAGCAAGTATTCCTACAGTAGAAGTTGATGAACCAGCACCGACTCCGACTCCAAAGACAACTAGAGCATCAGCAGGTAAAACTAAAGCTGAGACTAAGGTTGAAGATGAATGGGTTGAAGACGATGATGGTAATTTTGTTAAAAAAGGTGAATAATGGCTTATAAAGTAAAATCTATCAAAGGCTCTCTACGGCCTATTAGAAATAGAGTTATCGTTTCTGATATGCACTTTGGAGAGCAAACTACAAAGAGTGGATTAATTATTACAAATGATGACGGAAACGTTAGAGGAGTTTATCCACGTTGGGGTAAGGTATATGCTAAAGGCCCTGAGAATGAAGACGACTACAACATCGGCGATTGGGTTTTGGTTGAACATGGACGTTGGACTAGAGGCGTAACACTAGAAACCGATCAAGGCGAAGAATTAGAATTAAGAATGGTAGAAGTAGAAAGTATCTTGGCAATGAGTAACGAAAAACCCCAAGATGTAACTATTGGTAAAAATAGTGTTTCTGACTTTTCACCTGATAAAGTCACTGCCGAATCCTTCGGCGCAAATTAATAAGAGGTAAAGTTGACACAAGTAGATCTCAATAAGTACAAGGAATTTGTACAAGAAGTAACTAGCGAAGCATCTAATAATACTGCCGAGCTATCAAAAACACTACAAAAATTAGAAACTGAAAGTGGTGTTAATATGGCACTACTATTAACAGGCTCGATAGGAATGGCGAGTGAAGGAGGCGAGTTTGCAGAAATTGTTAAAAAATGTATATTCCAAGGTAAGCCTTTGGATGATGCAACTATCTTCCACGCTAAACGAGAGCTGGGCGACATTGCTTGGTATTGGATCAATTCTTGTCGTGCATTGGGTATTGACCCTAATAGCGTATTAGAAGAAAATGTTAACAAATTGAAAAGTCGTTATCCAGGTGGCGAGTTCGATGTTCATTATTCAGAAAATAGGCAAGACGGCGATCTGTAAATTACTTACCAAAACAGGTTGACAATCCATTAAATTTACGCTATACTGTATAATAATGATATTATACGGAGAGCGTAATGAAATTTCCTAAACCACAATCAAGCGGCATAGGCACAACCGGATTTACCGGAGTAGCTCTTATGACGCTACATTTGACCGGTACTATTACTGGTTGGGGTTGGCCTATACTTTATGTATTGCTAATTCTAAGTGCAATGGGTCAAGAAAACAGGAAAGGGTAAAATGGCTATACATGGAATGATAGACCTAGAAACACTAGGTGTAGAACCTGATAGCGTTATTATTACTCTAGGTGCAGTTAAGTTTGATCCATTTAGTGGTGCCGAACCTAATCATGGATTATACTTACGTTGTGATGTAGAAGAGCAATCAGAAAAATATGGACGTAGTATCGATGACAATACATTAGCATGGTGGAGTAAACAAAAGCAAGAGATCCAAGATGAAGCGTTTGGTGAACATGACCGTGTAAATATGGATAGCTTAACAAAACAACTTAACAAATGGTGTGTTGGAGTTGATTATCTATGGTGTCAGGGTCCGTTATTTGATTATGCAATACTACAAAACTTATACAAAAATATTGGTAAGCCGTGTCCGTGGAACTATTGGCAAATTAGAGATAGTAGAACTGTGTTTGATATGATGCCTACAGATCCACGTAAAGCAATACAAGAACAACTACACAATGCACTAGCAGACTGTTACTATCAAGCAAAATGCTTACAGCAAACATACAAACACTTTGGAGTTACTAAATGAAAGAATTATGGGTAGAAAAATATCGTCCTAATACAGTTAAAGGTTATGTATTTAGAGATGAGCATCAACGCAACCAAGTAAATACTTGGATTAAAGATGGTACTATTCCGCATTTGCTGTTTAGTGGTAATGCAGGTATTGGTAAAACTACACTTGCAAAAATACTTCTTAACCAATTAGAAGTAAATGAGCTTGATATACTAGAAATTAATGCTAGTCGAACAAATAGCGTAGAAGATGTACGTGATAAAATTGTTAATTTTGTACAAATGATTCCATTTGGAGAGTTTAAAGTTGTATTACTTGATGAGGCTGATTATTTAAGTCCTAATGCACAAGCCGCACTACGTGGAGTAATGGAAGAGTATCATACAACTGCACGGTTTATTTTAACATGTAATTATCCTAATAGAATTATTCCAGCACTACATAGTCGTTGTCAAGGCTTTCATATAGAACGTATTGATCAAACAGAATTTACTGCAAGAGTTGCAGAGATACTTATCGCAGAAGATATTGTTCCAGAGTTAGATATACTTGATACGTATGTAAAGGCAACATATCCTGACTTACGTAAATGCATTAATATGGTTCAAATGAATTGTGTTGAAGGTGCATTGGTTCCTCCGGCACAAAGTGATTCAGGAGATGCAGATTATAAACTTGAGATGGTTGAACTGTTTAAAGCAGGTAAGATCAGTCAAGCAAGGAAACTTGTATGTAGTCAAGCTCGACCAGAAGAGATTGAAGATATATACAAGTGGATGTATGACAATGTCAGCTTATTTGGTGACGAAGAGAAACAAGAAAGTGCTATCTTAGTTATTAAGCAAGGACTAGTTGATCATACTTTAGTAAGTGACCCCGAGATAAACTTGGCGGCAACATTAATTAGATTGGCGAGACTTAAATGAAAATATTAATATTTGGTTTACCAGGTAGTGGTAAAACAACCCTTGCAAAACCCTTTGCAGAATTAATCGGCGGCACACACATTAATGCCGATGCAGTAAGAAAAAAGTATGATGATTGGGACTTTACACCTGAAGGACGTATTAGACAAGCACAACGTATGCGACACTTGGCTGATGGAGTAGAGATGGCTGGCAAAATTGCAGTTGCTGACTTTGTGTGCCCCACTGAACAAGCCCGTACAGAATTTGCACCAGACTACACAGTTTGGATGGATACAATTAAAGAAGGGCGTTTTGCAGATACTAATAAAATGTTCCAAGTACCTACACAGTTTGATTACCATGTACGTGAGTGGTTTACAGATACACATGCACAACTTTCAGAAGTTGTAATTAACTATATGGAGAGAAACAATGTCGTTTGATTCACAAAAACCTACAACACAAATGCTAGGTAGATGGCAACCTTGGCATGATGGACATACAGAGTTATTCAAACGTGCATTAGCAGAAACAGGACAAGTATGTATTCAAGTACGTGATGTATTTGGTATAGTAGGCGACGATGCCGGTGCTGGAAGAACTGTAGCACAAACAGATAATCCTTTTACACATAGAGATGTAATGGACGGTATTATTGCTGGTTTAGACAAAGCCGGCTATACTTACAGTAAAGAATATACTATTATGAAAGTACCTAACATTGTTGATATTAGCTACGGACGAGGAGTAGGGTATACTTTCACAGAGCATGATTTAGGAAAAGAGATACATAATATTAGTGCGACAAAGATACGTGCAGAAATGAGAGATAAAGGCGAACTGTGACATACCTC